GAAGGATTACCAGAGTTTGTAGGAAATCCAATAGAGGTTGTAAGAAAGGTTGAATTTGAACCTATTATTAACAATGAGGTGGAATTAAGCCTCAATAAAGAAAAGGAGACAAAAATTATGGCAGAAAAATGCACCCCATGCGTTGAAAAGAAAGCAGGGGAACTAATTGTCAATTCCGCTACCAAATTCACGGAAATAGATCGTGAGTGGTTGCAGACATTGGAAGAAAGTGTTTTGGATAAAATGATTCCGGTGGCTGTTGCCCCTGAAATGCTTTCACTGAATGCTGAGGATCAAGCTGCTTTGGATTTAGGGAAATTAACCCTTGCCAATGAACGTGCTGCAATGGTCGCTACCATTACGGAAAACACAGAAGCCGGTTTATGGACACCGGAAGTTCTTGCTAACATGGACAAAACTATGTTGGAAAAGATTTCCAAATCTGTAGGCAAAAAGGTTGAAAAACCTGCTGATTATTCTTTGAATGGTAATTCATTTCAAAGTTACGCAAAAACAAATGAAATTGAACCTTTGTTGCCAAATGTATAATTTTTAATTAAGAAAGGAGAATAAAAAATGAGTAACACGATTATTTTAAAAAATTACCTCAATATATTTGAGGAATTCACAGCAGAAGCAGCTATCACTCCTGGTAATTTGATTGAATTGATTGCTGATGGCAAAGTTCAGAAACATGCAGGGGCAGATGGTTTTGCAATGCCAATGTTTGCTAACGTTGATGCCCTTCAGGGAAAAGGTAAAGACGATGCATACGCTGCAGGTGACAAAGTTCAGGTTTGGATACCACAAAGAGGTGATCAGGTAAATGCAATTCTTGCTAATGGTGAGACAGCAGTTATCGGTTCAAAACTCGTAAGTGCTGGTGACGGTACTTTGAAAGTATATGATGTTGTTTCCGGAACAGAGGAAATCATTGTTGCTATTGCTTTGAAAGCCGTTGATATGTCAGGTTCGAGTGCTGTTGATCCTGATGGACGTGTCCCTGTTGTTATTGTTTAATCAAGTTTAAAGGAAAGGAGAATATAAAATGAATGATTTAGCTGTAGATTTAATTAACATGAGTACGGGACAGGCATCTGGCTCTGTTGCAAATTCCATTATCAGTAATGGTCGTTTGAATTTGGGTTTGATGCGTCCTTTTATCGCACAAAACAAAGCCGGTCAGTGGGGCAATTATATCACCACCTACAAAGGTCTTGGTGATCCTAAAGCACCGGAAAACTGGATAACAAGCCAGATCGGTACAAATGCTCTGCTTCGTCGTGATGAGTGGAAACAGTTGGATGAAACCCTTATTGAAGTAGGTCGTCAAAGACTTGGTGGTATTGAGGATTTGGTTCAAAAGAACCTTATCTATAACCTGGGAAATGCAATGGGTACAACCGTACTCGAATGGCATGACGTATCTGACGGTTTTGAGGCTGTTGTTTCTATGGATGGTGTTACTCGTTCCAAGAACGATGCTGTTACCTTCCAGCACAATTACTTGCCAATCCCGATTATCCATTCGGATTACGAGATCAACGCAAGACAGTTGGCAACCTCACGTAGCATGGGAAATCCTTTGGATGTTACCGCTGCTGCAAATGCTACCCGTAAGGTTCTTCAGACCTTGGAAAATATGTTGTTTACCGATATTACTTATTCTTTCGGAGAAAAGGATGCTCGTGCCCGTAACAGCATTTATTCTTACATCAACTTCCCTGATCGTAATCAGGTTGCTTTGAAAAAGTCTTGGACTGATTCAGGTATGACACCGGAACTTATCCTCCAGGATGTTATGGATATGAAAGCGGATTTGTTAGCTTCTTTCAAATATGGACCTTACCAAATCTACATCCCTACCACTTACGAAAGTAAATTGGACGAGGATTACAGTGTAGCAGGTGGTTCTATTATGACAATCCGTGAGCGTATCATGAAACTTGCCGGAATTAGCGGAATTAAGGTAGTTGATACCTTACCTGCAGACAACGTGGTAATGGTTCAAATGACTTCTGACGTTGTTCGCCTTGTAAGAGGTATGGGACTTCAGAACGTAGAATGGGAAGTTGAAGGCAAAATGATCACCAAATACAAGGTCATGACAATTCAGGTTCCACAGATTCGTTCTGACATGAACGGCAAATCTGGTATTGCACATCTTGCATAAACTAAGTAGAGGCTAATCATGCTGATATTTAAAATCTTTTAATCATGAAAAGAACAAAAAAAGTAGTAGCAGTAGAAGAACCAACGGTTGAAAAACCAATAGTATATCCTGTTACAGTCGGAGTTTTATTTAAAAAAATAGGTGGTGGTACGATGCGTTGGAATAACCGTATTATTAAACCTGGGGAAAAGTTTGTTGCAAATCCCGATGAACTCCCAAAAGCATTCATGCCTTCTTTACAATGTTTAGAACCTGAAAAATTAAAAAACTGGTCTGCCATTGTTGAAAAAGAAACACAAACACCCGAAGTACTTTACAAGCTAAAAAAACTCAAAGACGGTACTTATAATATCGTCAACGAGCAAAAGAAAGCAATTAACGAAGAACCGTTAACATTGGAAGAGGCAGAGGAAATGCTTACAGCTTTAAACAAATAAAGTTATGAAATGGATCGTTCCAAGAATATGGGAAGGAGGCACGGCAGTTATAATAGGCGGTGGACCATCTATACTAAAACAATTCAGTATACCTGAATCGGTCATAGAAGATGTGTATTCCGGTAAATTAACACCTGATGCTTACTCCCCTTTCTTGGAACCCATTCATAAAAAGCATGTTATCGCAGTTAATGTAGCATATAAGATTGGTAATTGGATTGATGTAATGTTTTTTGGTGATCTTAGTACTTGGAATGAGCAAAAGAAAGATTTGGTTAAATTTAAGGGTTTGCGTATTACTTGTGCTTCTGGATTAACTAATGATACCCGATTAAAACATCTTGCACAAAATGAAAGGCATAGAGTAGGTATTACAACTGACCCAACAAAATTAAGTTGGAATGGAAATTCCGGAAATGCTTCTATAAATTTAGCTGTTTTATTTGGTGTCAAAAGAATAATCCTTTTAGGGTTTGATATGCAATTAAACAATGGAAATAACCAACATTGGCATAATTATTATTCAACACCTACAAAAGAAGTTCAATCCACTATGAAAAGGCATTTATCACCTTTATCTACTATGAAAAAGGAATTAGATGCTTTGGGGATAGAAGTTATTAATGCAAATCCGGACAGCAAGATTGAATGTTTTACCAAAATGAATTTTAACGAAATAAAGTTATGAAGATATTCATTATCAATTATAATAGGCTAACATATTTAAAGAACACTATCGAGTGGGCTTTGAGTAATGATTTGCAACCTATTGTTTTAGATAATGCTTCCACATATCATCCTTTATTAGATTACTACAGAACCAATCCCTGTCCGATATACAGGTTTAAAACAAATCAAGGACATAAGGTGCTTTGGAACAATCCAATTCTTTTTAAGATTTTACGTATTAAAGGACAATATCTTGTAACCGATCCTGATTTAGATTTGACTAATGTGCCTAAGGATTTTTTGAAAGTGATGGAAGCTGGATTACATCGCTATACAAAATATACTAAATGTGGATTGTCTTTAGAAATAAATGATCTTCCAAATACTGTATTAGGAAATGCTGTAAAAGAATGGGAAAGTCAATTTTGGACAAGACCTTTAGATGAAATGTATTATGAAGCTGGAGTAGATACTACTTTTGCTTTATACCGGAATCAAAACTTTAGTATTACACCAAGTTTACGATTAAACAGACCATACACGGCTAAACACCTTCCTTGGTATTATGCTGATTTATCTAAATTACCAAAAGATGAACAACATTATATAAAAACGGCAAATTCAAGTTTTAGTTGGAAAGATAAAATTATTGGAAGTTCTAATTTCATAATTGCTACTTACTTAACTACAGCAATTGATGAACAAAGAAATGTACAGCAAGTAGGTGATACTTTTAATTACATTCAAGCATGGTATAATTCAGTGATACTTTCTGGTAGTAATGGTATTATTTTACATGATAATTTATCTGATGATTTTCTAAAACTTTTTCCTAAAATAACATTTGTAAAATATCCAAGAATACCTAAAGGAATGTCGTTGTATGAATATCGTTGGCATATTGCTTATGAATTTTTACAAACCGTAGAATCCAATAATGTATTTTTTACTGATGTTTCCGATTGTACTATTATTAATAATCCTTTTGAACAAAGAGATTATAAAACGGAAACATTATATTGTGGTGATGAACCTTGTTTTATTAGGGAAAATGATTGGTTGCAAAGATGTTTATTAAATGCGCATATAAAGAATCTACCAAATATACAAGAAATATGGCAATCAAATATGCAGGTATTAAATCCTGGTATATTGGGAGGGGATACAAAAACGGTTTTAAATTTCCTGAAAGTATTTACTGAGTTTTTAACAAAATTGAAATACAGAGGGAAAGATGAAACGGTTGATATGGGGATTTTTAACTATGTTATGAATACTCAATTTGCCCCTGTTCATGGTTATCCTGTAAATAGTAAATTCAAGGCATACGAAAATAATAACAAAGTCTGGTTTAAACATAAATAGAAATGATTGTACTAATAACACCAACAGGAGGAAGATCAAGACAATTCAATTTGTGTTGTAATTGGATGCGGAAACAAACATATACCGGAAAGGTTCTTTGGATAATTGTAGATGATTGCATACCACGTACTACATTAAATATAGAACCGTTTCCTAAAAATTGGACTATCATTACAAAGTATCCTTCTCCAATTTGGAGGAATGGAGATAACACTCAAAGTAGGAATTTAAAAGTAGGTATTGATATTATAAAAAGTATTCCAAAGAAACAAGTGGAAGGTATTTTTATAATTGAGGATGATGATTATTATTCTCCTGTTTATTTGGAAAAGATGGTGGTCAAATTAGAAGGATTTACCATTGCAGGTGAAATTTATACGATGTATTATCACATAGGAGAAAAGAAATATCGGGGTGACGCTAACGTATATCATACGAGTCTATTTCAAACGGCTTTTAAGACGGAAGCAATCCCTGCTTTTGAATTAAGCTACGGGAATAAGTTTATAGATATAGAGTTCTTTAAACACGTTACAAATGTAAATCTATTTCCACGTGAAGACCTTGCAATTGGTATAAAAGGAATGAATGGAAGAGGTGGAATTGGTGGGGGTCATAGACGAACAATGTATAAAGGATTGCCTGATTATAATTTAGCAAAATTAAAGGAATTTATTGGTGAAGATTATAAATACTACAAATGAAAAAAGACTACCTAAATCAACCAATCTTAATTACGGGGATAGAACGTTCCGGCAGTACTATTATTGCAAAGGTTTTAGCAATGTGTGATGTATTTATGGGGGATACTACGGAAATGGGAGAAAACAAAGTAATAAAAAGTTTAGTAAATGATTTTTACACTTCCGTTTTAAAAGTTCCTATAAATGGTCAAAAGATTATTCCTTCTTTAGATGATTCTTGCATTCCTTCTACATGGGCATTTATTATAAATGATATTTTGGAAGAGCAAAAATATAAAGAAGATAAACCTTGGATTTATAAAAGTTCTCGTATTGCTCAAATTTGGCAACTATGGAATGAAACATATCCTGATGCTAAATGGATTATTGTAAGAAGAAGAACAGGTGATATAGTTCAGTCTTGTTTGAAAACCGGATTTATGACAGGATATTCCGATGCTGAAGGATGGTTAGGTTGGATACATAAGCATGAAGCATTATTCCTTGCTATGATCAAAGCAGGGGTAAATTATAAAGAGGTTTATCCTGAACGAATGGCACAAAATGATTTCAGCCAAATAAAAGAAGTAATTACTTGGTTAGGATTAGAATGGAATGCTGATATTCCCAAAGTTGTAAACGCATTATTAAAAAATAGTCCACAAAAAGAAAGGAATTAATAATGAAACTTCCTTGGTATTTTTCAATAGATAAATCAAAAGGTGAAAAAGGATTGACTTATGGAAAAGGTCATATCTTTATTCATTATAAAGTAAATAGGTTTTGGTTTTGTTATCAAAAATGTAAACTAATAATAAAAAGACTATGGCAGCACGTGTAACATTCGAGGAAGTTCAATCTATTATGGATGTAAAATTGGACGTTGATAAATGGAACGCATTTATTGGTACTGCCAATACTCTTATCAATTCTGTTTTTGGTACAGGGGATACTCCATTATTAAAAGAGATTGAAAAGTGGCTTACTGCTCACATGGTAGCATCTACGGTGGAACGTATGGCAAAGAAAGAAGAAGCCGGAACAGCAAAGATAGAATATGCAGGGGATTATGGAGAAGGTTTACATTCCACATCTTATGGGCAAATGGTATTAACCTTAGATACATCAGGCAGGTTAGCTACATTAATGGGACGGTCGGCAAAGATATATGCAATTAAATCCTTTACCAAATGAGCATACTTTCATTCATAAAAAAGATTTGTGTACAAAGAGTAGTGTACTGGGGGAATCCTCAACCAAATGGTAGTGGTGGATTTACTTTTTCTACTCCAGTTACTTTTGAATCTACAGATGAGTTTGGTGGTTGCCGATGGGAAGATGCTGCAAGAGTACAAACTACAAGTAAGAATGGAAAGGAATTTCATAATAAAGCTGTAGTAACGGTTGCTCAAAAACTTGACCTTGAAGGTTGGTTACATTTAGGTTCTTTAGATGATTTTGAAAGTGGTGTTGATACAGATAATCCAATAGGACTTCCGGATACTTACCAAATAATTGCAATTGATACATCACCATTATTTAGATCACAAGATAAGTTTGTATATACTATTTACTTAGGATTTGGAAACGTACAAAATTAAATATCATGCCACAAGGAATAACAAGATCAAGTATAGAAGGGTTTGATAAAGTTATTAAAGCGTTAAATGTAGAAATTCTTGCTATTAGTAATAATACACGAAAAGGTTTACGAAAATGTGCTATATTTATTCGTAATGATATGCAAAGGAATGAACCCTTTATTCCAGTAGATAAAGGAATTTTAGAAAAGACTTGGGAAACGCATTCTGAATATGATGGACCAATAGGAGCAAGAAAATATGGATTACGTATGGGATTTTCTGCAAACTATGCTCTTTGGGTTCATGAAATGTATGGTGCAGTAAATTGGACAAAAGCAGGTTCTGGTCCAGGATTCTTAATAAAGTCAATCAACCGGAATCATAATACAATATTGGAAATTATTCATGGGGAAACCCTAATACCTTAAAATATGAATGCTTGTAGTATAGATATTGTAGAATTATTGGAATCGGAAAGTGGTTTGGGATTAGTATTTGCTAAAACCTTATTTGTAAGTATAGAACCAACATCACCGCCGGATTGTGTCACGATATTTGATACAACGAGTATTCCACCACAATTAAATTTAACATCACAAGGATATGAATATCCATCCGTTCAGATAAGAGTTAGAAATAAGGATTTTCAAACAGGATGGAATTTAATAGAAACAATAAAGACATTACTGCATGGTTTAGGAAACGTAACCATTGGTGATTATCTTTATTCCGTTATCTATTGTGCTTCTGGTCCAGCTTTATTGGACTTTGACGAAAATAGTCGGGCAAGGATTATTTGTAATTTTAATTTACAGCGCAGAGCAAGCGTTTAAAAAGGAGAAATTTTATTATGGCAACAAAAGCAATTAGTGGAGTTGGCGTAGAATTTCATAGATGGAATGGGTCTCATTGGGATGCTATTTCTGAAATTACGTCAATTAAAGGTCCAGGCATGAAGAGGGAAACAATCGAAGTTACCTCTATTGATAGTG